GCTTGATTTTTCAAGTGCTGCCAGCCTGCGATTTACTTCAACGTTGTTTTCTGCGTTCTGACTCGCTAGTGCGGTTGCTGTCGAGTTCAGAGTACGCTCAACTACCTGAATCGCCGCAAGACTTCTGTTTGCCTCTGTGATGCGGGCCATTTCATCGCTGGCTCGAAACGCTGCCAGCTTGTCCTGCTCCATCTTGTGGATTTCTCTATCATGGCTTTGGTGAATCAGATTCACTTCTCGGGCATGTTCGGCCCTTAGATCTGAAAGCTGTTCAACCCGCTTGACTGTTTCTTCTATCCGCCCTATCTCCGCCACAATGTAGCGGTTGTACATCTCGCGCAGATCGTCTTGCCGCTTGTTGGCCGCGTTGGTTAGATCGAGGACGTTCTTTGTCGGGTCGATCACAGGACCGCCCATCGCGTCTACGCCCATCCCTGTGCGCTGTTCGGCCAAACACGTTGTCTCCGGTCAGATAAAGAGCCTTAATAGTTCTCATACCACGAGCACACCGGGCACATAACCACTCCGCAGGTGCGCATGAAGTCTTTGTTGCGCGTCTCACAGACGGAAACAGGTGTGCCATCTGCCGAGCAGTCTACAACTAACTGAGCGTAATCCTGTATACATTGTTGCTCACAAGTCATGCAGAATCGCGCATTCTTTGGCGTGCTGATCACGACGCTTAAGACTATTAATGCGGATACTGCGAAGGTAATTAGTCTTTTCATAGGTTGAAAATAAACGATTCGCCCTCCAGCCATCGCCTTACCAAACAAGTTTCCCCCGATAGCCGAAGGGCGAAAGGTGAACTTTTCTCAGGTCGTTGGCGCTGCGGGCGTGTTGCGCGTGACCGCGTCAGCCAGCTTGGTTTTCTGAGCACTGAAGTCTGCGGACAGCTTAGCTACGTTCGTGTCGTCTGCGAGATTGTCAGCGGCAATAGCGTCTTTCAATCGCTGGTCAAAGCCATCCATTAACGCAACGGCGGAATCAGCAACAGTGGTAAGATCGGTAACCTCAGTTACCAATGGCGTAAAGTCAGCAGGCATTTCGTTTAAGTCTCCTTTGTTTGATTATCAACAGATGTTTGTAGTTTTTCACGAACTGCTTTAACACTCGCGGCTAATTCCTTAATCTTCTCAGGATCGGCATTAACCAAGTCGTCTAGCAGACCGTGAACGATGCTCAGTTCCTCTTTGACGAGCGCAAGATCCGCCGCCACGTTCGCTTGTGAGCGAAGCATTTCAATGATCGCGTCCAACTTCTGCGCGACGGAGGTTTCGCCTATTGGTGGGTTATCACTAACGGCCTTGATGAGCCGTTCGATCTGCTTTGCGGACTCGGGTCCGAACTCAAAGTGTTGGACTTGCGGCTTGCGGAATGGGTTTGACATCATTTTCAATTCTTCCCATACCAAGGCTGACAATCATCGGGCTCAGTTCGTAGCGTAAACGGTACGCGATCGCCGGGATGACTTAAGGTGTAATCCTTTAGCTTGCGCCACACTCTTACCTTGCAGTTCGCAATGGGTGTCATACCATCCGCTTCGACTAACAGCTTAACCTTGTCGCCTTTCTTGAGAGAGTGCTTTGATAACGGCGCGTCAGAGTTTGGAGATTCCCCCTGCATCGGGGCGACTAACTCCCATTCGTCTAACTGTTCCGCAGAGAGAACAGTTACATCCAGAAGTCTATGACCATCACAGGTAATCGCTTGCCGCGGTACCGTCACTACACAACTGATGATCTTCGGCTCCTGTGGAACTGAGAAAATGAAGAAGAGAAGAAATGCGGTCATCGCGGTACAGCCTCCGCAAACAGAGCATCGATCTCTTTCTCGTCTGCGAGTTTCTCAACCAGCGACTTCTGACGCCTGACGGCCGGATTCTTGCTCGCGCTTTCACTCACAATCGCCGCGATAGTCGGATCTGATGTCTGGTCTTTCAGCAACACTGCAATCCCTCTCATTGCAATACTAACAACCGCGATCGCTACTTTCACCGAAGGGCTGGATAGTCCGGCTGAGTCCGCAATCTGGCTAATCACTCCAGCGAGATTCTCAAACAACGCAGTCGCATCCATGAACTTGCCGGCACGATAAGCATCGTCAAATGTTTTTGCTATGCCGACTGCCTTGGAGATAAACTGGGCCTGACCGGGCAAAAGAGGGCTTAACTCTTGCAGCGTACTAATAACCACGTTCACATAAGTCGAGAGGTTCTTACCACAGCCCTTCGCGCCAAGCGTTAGAAAGCCAAGTGCTCCTACGCTGCCTGTTTTTAATAGTGTTCTGCGATTCATACAGTGTCCTCAGGGTGAAAAGGCCTACTCTTGGGCCTGCACATTATCACAGTTAGGCTTGTGGCGTATAGATTTACGTTGCGCGACCATTTGAGGCATCGGCATCTTTCGCAGCGGGGCCAAAACTACCGTAGAATTCCATTGCGCCAGAGATGCCCTCTATCGCTCCAGTAAACGCAGGTGACGCCTCTCGCAGATCGCTTTTCAGGTCATTGGGAAGCAACGCCCACGCATCAATCAGTGCACCTATCGAATCGTATAAGCTCTTTGGTTCACTCATGATTTATTTCTCTTGTTGCGCTTCCAACAGTGGTGGCGCTTTCGTGAATTTCGCGTTCTTTTATAACGAGAGTAGCGGTAGCGTTGACAACATCAATGGTTGCATGTTGGCCGACGCGTCCAAACCACTCATGCCATGCTTTACCGCAGGGAGAGTGCGGCGGACACGGATCGGCTTCTGGTTGCTGTACTGGTAAGTAGCGAGAGATAATGGCGGCGATCTCGGCCTCGCGCTCTTCGCTGATACCGCCCATGCCAGACGGATGAAAGATATGGGCAAACAGGAGCGCAGCGATCTCCCTTGCTGCTTCTACTGCTGTAGTGGATGGTGTGGTAGTGCTTGCGTGGATTTCGCGCTCGATAATAACGAGGTTGGCGGTGGCGTTCACAACATCAATGGTCGCGTGTTCGCCTACACGCTCAAACCAATCGTGCCAAGCTTGACCACAAGGCGAATGCAGCGGACACGGATCGGCTTCTGGTTGCGCTACTGGAGCAGGGGCGGTGTGCGCAGCATCCAAAACACAAAGCCCTTGATTGTCGATCGAGTATCCGCAGATCGGACAGTCCGGCGCAGGATAAGGCGGCATCATCAGTATCGCTGCCGCAAACTTGCCCTTCGCTTTGACGGAGTCGTTGACTAACTCAGCCGCTCTTGCCGCGTCTTCACGGCGCACCAGCACAACGCTCTCCCCCGCCTGTTCAGTTGATGCAGGGAATACGTACTTGCAACCGCAGGCTATAAAGTCATCGGCATGTGTCTCGGTGGTTGACTTGTCTTTGCTTTCAGGTCTGCGGACAGGTTTCTGGCAGGGTACTGTCCCTTCATCGCTAAACAGCGATTCATGTCCACAGTCAGGACATCGCGCGCTCGTCTCGGTTGGGGCGGTGGCGAAGTCTGCCGATAATCGTTCTCGTAACGCGGCCACGTAAGCCAAGCCGTGGTCAGCAGCCAGTGTCACTCGCGTTGCGGTTTCGTTTGGTCCAAGCGGTTGAGACAGACTGCGAATACTTTGCTCAATCGCGTCCAGTAGTCTGCTTAGCTCGCGCAAAGACGACGGTGCATACATCGCCGCCGCTCCACCGTCTTTAAGCTGGGAGAGCGCTGCGACAATGCGCAACTCCAACTCCTGCACGTTGCCGCTACGCACCAGCGCCACAAGAGAATGATTTGTCAGCGTCGCTTGCTCTCGAATCTCATTAATCCGTCTCATTTGAAACTCCCTACTCATTTGGACACTTCACGCCTTTGCACTTCACCTGTTCTGTGATGTTGATCCTCAAAACTGTTTGCGGCTTGGGGCCACTAGCTACAATGAACAGCACTAGGATTATTAAAACTACACTCAACAGTAAGGGTAGCGAGTGCGTGAGATTAGGTTTATTCACCGCTTGATCCTTTCTTCTCTCGGTCTAATCGGATAGCTGCCGACTGATCTGTCTGGGGCCTCCGGTTTGCTCTCCATACAGGGATCGGGGAGAGAGTGTGACACGATGATGATCGTCAATAGCGCGGAGACGATTACCGAGAGGACGATTGCGAGGAGAAGCTTAACTCTCATGTTGTTGAGCCTTTCAGGTTCCCGTAATCATCGTGGTATTCCCACCAAAGTTCTCCAAGTCGATCCAGATCTGACTTGCTCCAGCCAATCGACAGACAGAATGACAGCCATTCGAAGCACTGCGCGATTAGTTCTCACGATGATTCACCGTCTTTTACTTCGCGCTCAGACCGAGGCGCGAACCGTGGATCGGGCATACACGTACAGGGCCGTGACGGGTTGTACGCCTGCTGGCGGTCATCAAACAAGTTATTCCACCGTTCGCAGCGTCGCAAGTCGTGATCAGTCGCACGATCTACAATCTCAGTCATTTCGCTGCCGCCTTCTGTGTCTTGATAATTCCCAACTGAGAATGCGCCTGTATTTCATTCAAGTTAGCAGCGCATTCCGGTTTCAGTTGCCGGTGCCTAAGCGCAATCTTCTGGGCTACCGACCATATGTCTTCATAAAGGCGAATCCTGACTGCGCCATTTGTTTTACATCGTCCACAGGTAAATGTTTGATTCATGATTTCTCTCCTTCCCTCTCTGCGCGGGACTTGGCCCAACGTCGCGCCATTGCCATACAGCTATCTAAGTTCTCCCGTGCCGAACCTATTTGATAAGTTGCGCTCTGACCGCCAACAACAACCGTCGTACTATTGGTCGTCAAGAGCGTCTCAGTTACCTGAATCCGCCGAGCGTGATCAGGAAACATTTCTCGAAGCTCTTTCAGCGCCGCTTCCACTGTTAATCCTGTCTCAACGCGGGGAGTGGCGGCGTTCTCAACCGCCGCGACAAAGGCTGCGGAGCGCCTCTCGAACTCTCTGGCGTCAGCGGGATACGCTCTTAGATTGGTAATCAGATTGCATAATGCGGTGTCATACCCGTTGGCGTTCCAGAGGGGATTCGTCCGTAAGTCTTCTAAGCGCCTAATAATGCTTTCGACAGTTGAGACGTAGTTATCGCTGTCCGCTGCTGCGCGGGGAAGAGAGGCGCGAACATATTCGATATCCCCTTCTTCCGTGCTTCCTGTCTCATGCCACTCGTAAGCTGTTTGCCCTTTTGCGTTCGGCCATAGCCAGACTCTTTCCGGTGGTTGCGCCTGTGGTTCAGTAGATTCAGCCATGATGGTCCTCGCATAAATCGCACTTGTCGCAGTTGCGGATTTCTTCAAGTTGCTTGATGGCGTGTTTTCGCTCTAATGAACCTTGATACTTAGCGGCTAGTTCATTGCCTCTGACGCACGACATCCGATGGCCCTTAGTCGAGCTGCACTCGGTACACTCCTGTTGCGCCTGTGGTGAATCATTCTTCATGGCTGCTCCAGTGGTCCAAATGACTCTGACAACTTCCAGTGCTCCTCAGCGCATTCATCGCAAAACTCGTCATCAATAAGATTACCGTGCTCGCATAACTCGCCGTCACCTTCGGCGTCGCCCGCGCTCGGAAGATCAAAGTGGTCATCCATATCGGTGACTCCCGGTGGATAATTACTCATACTGATCCTTTCCGTGAAATGTGCGTAGTGTCTCAGTTCGTTCTTCAGATCCGCCACTCTCCTCAAACGCGAACTGGGAAGCCAGATCTCGCAGCCGCAGCACTTCTCGCGCCAGTGCTGCACAGGTGGTGGCGTCGAACTTTGCAACGTGGTCCAGCACCTCACGCTCGGCCAGTAGATCGGGATGCCCGTCTCGCTGCGTCGTCGGGGAAATCACGTCGCCGTCCCCATAAGGAGCGGTGCTTCCAATACGACGCCACGAGCACGAATCGTGAACCGCCCACGGTCCCGGTCGCAATCTCGCAGCTCTCTCCGCTACTTCAAGCAGTGTCTTCAGTTCACTCTCATTTAGTGGCATCGGTGCTTCCTTCGTACTTCTTGAGAAATCGTCGAATCTTAGCGGCGACAATCTCAGTGTGTTTCAACGCGCCCCGCGCGATGTCGAACACGCGCTCGTCGGGCAATTCATCGATAGCATCAGAGATGAACGCCCAGCCCTGATCTTGCTCGACCAGCCTGAATAATTCAGCACCGAGATTTTTCTTAGTCCGACTTCGTGACATCGGTGCTCTCCTGTTTGATAGCGGCGGCGATGCCTCTACGGATTTGCGTTTCAGTGAGCGCCGGTTCGTGGTCGAGATCGAATTCGCTCTCAGGAATTATCTCGGCAATCTTCGCACAGCGTTCGCGCTCGATGTGAACTGCCTTGTTCGTTCTCCGCAACTGCGCGTAATCCTTGCCCGTCATCTTCGGAGTCTTTGATGGTCCCAGTGCGATCCAGTTGTTGAGCGCGTGCTGGATCATTTCGGCGGCATGATTGGATCGGGCGGTACAGTAGACCGGACTGCGTGATACTGGCTCACGATCCATTACCTTGCGGCCTTCACGATAGAAGCGTTGGTCTGAATGTTTGGTCATACGCGTTTCCTTGCCTGATAGCGGCTACAGCTTCACGGCCTTGTACTGTTTCAGGATTCGCAAACAGTCCGTACACGTAATGCCGCCCCGCGCCGCAGTCTTCGTTTCGTACTCGCATTGCGACTCGCCCTCACCAAAGAACTCCTGCGTACACAACGCCGCGGGCCCTTGTCCGTTGCCAGGATCGACAAGATGCCATGTGCGATCCTTTGTCTCACGGCCATCGTCATCGGAGATTATTCGAACAAGTGAATTCACGGTTTCAAGCATTGCTCCTTAGTGGTTACTGCTCCGGCGCATTCGCCACGCGCTTCTCGTGCTGCCGAAGTGCCTCTGCCATCATTCCCGCGCGATAGACCGATCGCAGCAAGTAAGACAAAACTGATTCTCGATCCGCTATGGCGCGAGCATATATCTCAGCGCCCGGGAATAGCTTTACAGCTTCGTCAATCGCGGCGTTTGCATCGGCAATGATCTGAGATGCGGAAGGGACTGCGTATTGCGCTTCGTATTGCTCTACTGCTTCTGCTGGATACGTCATTCGTTCAACTCCTGTATTGGAATGGCCCGAGGCCAGCAGCCGAGTCTGGCAACTCATTCGTGCATGTGTGCACCACCCGCACGATTGTTTTTCCGCTTAAACTACTCCGGCACACGCTGAAAATCATTCATACTGATTCTAAACTTCCCACGGGGATCTGCCCTCCGATTGGAACAATTCCGGCTGATTCTCGTTTGGCTCACATACGATCTCTTGAATGACTATTTCTACTCTTGGTGGGGAGCCGTAACGCTTGCGCCCGATACTATCGACAATGAGCGCGTCATCAGCGTACACGTTTTTCGCCTGCGTAAGACCGTCCGAGACGGCTCTTAGAAGCTTATCAACGTCTGGCTTCACTCCCGGCAACGCTGGTGCTGATGGCTTAATCCGATGCTCATTCGCTCCAGTTCCAAAATGACCTTTTGGCCGCGGCAAATAAAACACACACTCCAGCGATACAAAGCCAGTCAATAGTGGTCCTGAGTATTCCTCTCGTGCTGTTTGGGAAACGCGGTTTCGCCATGCTTTTGTATCCTTGTTGTCATCAGTGACGTTGACAATGATGCTGCCGTTCTGTCGCCTGAGCGGGAGTGGTCCGACAACGGGTCCGCACTTGCAAATCCTTTTCTTGTCGAGTAAAGGGAATGCCTGTTTCGATCCTGCGGGCTGTGGCTCACCAAACACAGTAAAGCTATAACTCTTCCCTGTGGAGACTTCTGGAATATGCTCAATTGGTTGCGCAACTTTCTGAACACGATCTTGCTGCATAGCCTTCTTGGCTAGGTAGTTGTAGAGATCGTCCTCTGTCCAACGTTGAGCCATTATTCAGGCACTCTCGTTATTCGTTGCTCGTTTCTTTGGTCTGCCTTGCTTCGCACCGCGTTCGGTCTGCCAGTATGGAGAGTTGCACTTTGCGCAGCGTTCCGGCTTCTTGAGCGATTTGGGCCACCAATAGGCATCACAGCGAAGGCAGTGAAGTTGCTTAAGCGACGGTCTCATGCTGCCGCTTCCTCCGTATAAAGCACATCGGATTCCAGGGGAACGCGGAAGATGTACACACGATCGCGCGGACTGAACGTCCGCTTCTGCGCTTTCTCGACGGGCCAGACGCCTTCAATTGCCTTGCGGGGCGAGTGTTTGCGATAGGCCATAGAAGTCAGATCCGGCTCCGCTCTAAACCATTCGTCAACCTTTAAATCCACAAACTCGGCGACCACGAACCGCTTTTTGCTTTCCTCAATATCGCTTTTTATCTCCCGCTCGATCTCCTGCGCAAAGCCCCACGATCCGAACATCTTCGCCGTCGCCGCCAGCGTTGTCCGGCTGGCGATATTAGACATAGAAGACGAAGATGTTTCGCCTTGATGCGCCCATGAAATGACATAGCCCTTATAGCGCTCACAGAATTGCTCAAATGCGGGTAAGACATCTTCCAGTGTTGCTGCTTTCGCTAGCGCGTGGCTGGCCTCAATAAGAACGGACAACGTTGTCTGATCTTCAATAAGCCCCTCACCTCGCCATGCGATCCCGTCAGTCGGATCGGCGGCAATTCGAGAAACAGAGTCCGTAATAGACTCGCGCAACTTGGCATCTATCCCGTCTAGTCGCGTATACGTCTGCTTTAACACGCTTGCAAACGGTCGTTCAGGGCTAAGCGTTTTATCAAGTCTGCATGGTTCATTATGTAGCATTATCCTATCCTCCCTTTCAAGGAAGACAAGATAGCATAACTATGTAGACGTGTCTATAGCCAGCGGGATTATTTTTTGCTCCGATTAATCCGACGATAGTGCCCCTCAATGCTCTTTAGCTCATCAGGTAGCCACTTCACCGTCTTGTCTCGCTGGGACTTCAACTCATCAACGACCTTCTGTCCGAACTTTTCCTGCATGACCTTTTCATACGCCGACAGATTTCCGCAGAAGGTCACGTTGCAATTGAAGCACTGTGCCCAGCATCCCCGCTCATCAAATAGAATTGAATTACCACGGCCTGAGACAAAGTGTCCGGCATGCATCACCGTCCAGTGCTTTACGACTGAACAGGTAACACACTTTACATAACCGCGCTCATCTGTGCCGCGACGCCGAATGAAGACTGAGAACTCTCTCCAAGCCCTATTCTTCAGACTGGCTGCTCCCGAGACTCTTTTCATCGGCTTGCTACGGCGCTGTAATAGTCCCTGCTTACGTTCTAGCGGCTTCCCTGAGGCGATTTGAGACTTATGAGGCTTCTGAGACACCTTCTCCCGCCTTCGTGCGTCCTGAGCGATCCTCAAAGCAAGTGCGGCCTCGTAGGTCTTTGGTCCTATGCGAGAGCGTTTCATCCTTTTGCCGCGACTTTCATTATGCGCTCGCCAATCCACTTGGCAACGGGCACAGCGACGGCGTTCCCCAAACATCGGTACATCGCTGAATCACTAAGCCCTGTTCCATCAAACCAACTGTCAGGGAAGCCCTGAAGTCTCATGCACTCTCGCGGCGTTAATCTCCGGACTCCGAAGCCGTTGCTAATTGCGGGCACTCGGTTGAGTCCGCTGTCTGCCGCTTTCAAGGGCGGCGTGTGCTCGTAGCTCTCCGCAAGGCTTCGCGCTTTTGACCCCTGACCGGCGCTGAACGCTATCGCGGGGTTGCTCTGTGGGCTTGACTGCAAAGCGTCGGTTGTTTCGTCATCAACTCGCATCGTTTGCGAAGCGCTCTTGTTCCATCCGAACGCTATTGCAGGATAACCACTTCCCGGCTTGCCGCCTGAACACGACAACTGAGGCGCGATGTCACTAGTGCGGATCTCTGCTCGCTGATTTTCTGCGAATGCTATCGCTACTAACGGCGTATCCTTCTGGAAGTCGCGCAATGCTGGACACTCCGCTGATTCATAAACCTTGCCATCTATGTTTTCGTGATAGATGTAAGTCTCGTGGGATTCATCGTGGCTACTATTCGCCTTTGCCTTAAGAGGCATTGACACAAGATGATTTGACTCGGCGGCCTGCTGCGTAGTCATTGCGTGACCGTGAGCCAGTGAGTGCGCAGCAAGTGATCCGGCAACTTGTAGGTTCATCATCACGGCATCCGTTGGTCCGCGTCCTCGTTGGTCTAAGGTTGCCGCAACGATCATTTCTCGTTCATCACTTCCGTTGGGTTTTCCGTGTGTGCTACCGCCACTAGTGCCGCCTCTAATTGTGGCGGCAACTCCCGGCCCCTCTTCTCTGCGCGTCGGAGGATTCCACGACACGCTTTCGGACTCAAAAAGTATTTCGGCGCAACTTCCGTCTCCAAGACTTCCGACAATGAACACACGGCGGCGGCGCTGTGCCACTCCGTCATATTGAGCATCAAAGATCCGCCACGCGAGCACATACCCGCATTGGACCAACCCTCGAAGGATTGCGGCAAAGTCTCGTCCCCCATCGGAACTAAGAAGGCCGGGCACATTCTCGATGACAATCCATCGCGGGAGATTTGATTCAATAATTCGTAAAAACTCGAACCATAACCCTGACCGCTCTCCAGCCAAGCCCGCGCGCTTGCCGGCCACAGACAAGTCTTGGCAGGGGAAACCTCCGCAAATAACATCGGCTGGCTCAAGCTTTCCGATCTTTGTGACATCCTCAAACCTCTTTGTGTTAGGAAACCTTGCCGCTAAAACCTTCTGACAATCTCTATCAATCTCTACTTGCTGAACACACTCCATCCCGGCCTGTTCAAATCCTAAGTCAAATCCGCCTATACCGCTGAACAAGGAAACAAGCCTCATCCTGTCCTCCGTGCCTTCCTCATGCTCTATCCACGCCTTGAAACGTCAGGATCATGGCCTCTTCAGGTTTGAATGAGTGTCCGCAGCCGCAATGATCTGCGATGATTGTTCCATCTTGAAACTCTGGCCTGAGATATTTTTCTGACTTGCAGGACGGACACAACACCGTGCCCACCGTGCCCTTGCCGCGTTTGACAATCTTTGCGCCCAACTCAAGACATCGATCAACGTAGTCTGGGATAACTGAATCAAACAAACTTGGCTGTGTGCTCATGCATCTACAGTCTCCTCCATTGGCGCTCCGCAGTTCTCACACTTCTCTTTGCTGAAGCCTACGATGTTGCCAGTGCATTCGCATTCGTACTTTGAATACTTGTCCGTGTCCTCACCGAGACAGAGACAAAGAGGTTGAGTGTTACAGACTAAATGAGTTTCCATTTCATGTCTCAATCAGCTTGAACTTACTAAAGAAACTTTCGACCGTCGCGCCCTTCATTAGTCTACCGAGAGCAACCTCAGGACAGTGCGTGCAGGAATCCTTGCCGCATTCGCCTTTCTGGTGTTGGCCCATTTGCGTCTGTCTAGCCACGGTGCTGAATGTTTCTTCATCGCAAACAACGGTCTGACCAAACTTTAATGATGTTTTTTTGTACGTGCGCTCTATTTGCATAGTTTTCTCCCTTCATCCGTTGACAATTTCAATCCCGCGCCACCTTCGTGAGCGCCTAATCAGTCCTAGGTTTTCAAGTGCTCGTAACTTATCATGAACAGAAGCGCTTGAACTCCAGCCGAAGTAATCGCCGATTTCTTTGATGGTTGGACCGTAGCCATTGGAGGCGATGAAGCCTTTGAGAAAGTTCATCAAACTATCTCGTTGTAAGGTTCTCACAGTTGATATCCTTTCAATGCTGCATTGTTAATCGCGCAATGTTCCGCACGGTTCGCCATACGTGTAGTCACGCTGTAAGAGTGGATCGCGCCTCACTACCAGTCGCGTTCCAGTGTTGTGACATTGCGGGCAAACGTTTTTGGATCGCCAGTCATATGTTCCCACGGGAGGCACACTGCGCTCGGCCCCTTTGATTCTCTGCCATGCGGAGCAAACCTCGGAAACATCAAGTACGAAGTTCGAGTTTCGAGATTGCCGTGCGTGCGTCACCGCTTCACCAAGCCGGCGCTCCGGCACTATGTCCTGCAACGCGAGCGTCCACGCCTCAACCATCAAGTCGAATTCGTCATCCACTGGACGAGCCGGGTTCCCTGCGAAGTATCGATCCAACTCGCTCATCACCGAGGCTGCGTAGCTCGGCTGCACGTTGCTGGTTCCTAATGATTGCGGCGTTCCTTCGTTCAGCAGCCGTTTGATTTGGCTGGGGTTGACTCGTTCCATTGCCATTTCTTCTTCCCTCCAGTTCCCTTAATCGATTACGGAAAGTTGCTTCCCAGTCTATCTTTCTCCCACGTGCGCCGGGAATACTGCGCCAATAGTCCTTAAACTCCGCAAGAGCGATTTCTAGCCTTACATGCGGGGCATCCGATACCGCAAACGCTTTAAGGCTTTCTGAAAGCTCAAAATCATCGGGTAGACGTGAACCGCGTTGCTCAGTCGAGCGCTTTGCGCGAGACGGTGTTGTTTCTTCTTCTTGTTTTCTATTCTGTTCTATTCCATTCTGTTCTGTTCCGCGCGCGCGCGTGAGGGCCGCACTAATCTCGCGCTTTTCCGCACCCCCCTGCGGGATTTGTGCGACTTCCTGCGGGATATCTGTAACTCCCGGTTCCTCAATAGTTTCCACGTCAAGCCATCCGATGACCACAAGCCGCGGTAACGCCTCTTCGAATACGGAAGCAGGGATTCGCGTCAATCTTGCGAGGGAGGCTGGATCATGCGATCTCGCACCGTCCCGCAGGAGAGTGCCGCGACACTCGCAGCACCCTGCGGGAATCCCGCACCCCCCTGCGGGATGAGAACCCTTCGACGCGACTTGGAGGATTCCGATCCATGCAGCGTAGTGTGACGGTCCGTTGGGGTGATCCATTAGTTCGGTGTAGCCGTCTCCGTCTTGCTTATTTGGAATGATCACAAATCGCAACTCTTTCAACTCGCGAGTGCGGTTGTTTTCAAAGTGTAAGTTCCAATCGCGAATACGATACATTTGGCGGTCTAAGGGAAAAGAAAAAGCGATTTGATAGTCGCGCCCGCGCTTGCCCGCCCTTTCTGCCCTTTGGAAACAGTTAGAGACTTTTATGGCGTAACGCGACTATCAAATCGCTCCAAAGGGATTGTTTAATGACCGGGGCAAGCGGTATTTATCAAACGAAAGGATTATAAACCATCTGCAAAATCAATCAAAGGACTTTCGTGTTTCTACCACCAAACAAGCCTCTGAATCGCTCGCAGGAGCCTCCGCCATAAAGGACGGCGCTTCGGAGGAGGGATGTAGGTTATCCAGTCGTATCTCATTTTTGTTTCTCGGGTTGTTTCTCAATTATCCCACGCCGCACTCCTACTCGGGCGCATGTGCCGCACAACCATGTACCGAACGGTAAGTCTCCGACTTGAATGCTTCGCCAATCGCCGGAATCTGTACCGCATAAGGAGTGAAAGACTCGCCCGTATGGCCCTGTAGCATTATGATCGGGGCTGACCAAATGAAACCGTCGCTGTATCGGCCCCATTCGTACCATGAAGACAGACTCTTTCCACTGACGCTCGCTCGTGAACGTCTCCTGCGTGGTCTTCATTTCCAATATCATCTTGAGCGTCATTATGCGTACTCCACCCACGCTGAAGTTCAGCAAGAATCAAACGCTCGGAATCCCGGTTATCCACGTTTTCGAGCCGCCCGGCGTTATGACAGCATGACATTCAGACAGATCGGGAAGGCACTGATCGGCAATAAACTGAGACTGTCTAAAATCGGCAAGGTTAAGATTCGAATGCACTGTCCACTTGAGGGATCGGTGAGAACTCTGACGGTTAAACGCGAAGCGGGACGATGGTTTGCTCTCTTCATAGTCCAACGTGAGTCCCAACCGTTGCTCCGTAACATTAACACTGTTGGCATCGACGTTGGCCTTTCGTTGTTCGCTACGCTCAGCGATGGATCCGTAATCGAAAATCCCCGATGGTTCCAAACCGCACAAGCCAAGTTGCGACGATTGCAAAGACGTGTCGCACGTCGGAAGAGAGAATCTAACCGTAGACGTAAGGCAATCTTGCTTCTTCAACGGTTTCACAACCATGTGCGCGATCAGCGCCGTGATTTTCACCACAAAGAATCGCGCAAGATCGTCAATCAGAACGGCCTTATTGCTGTCGAAGATCTCAATATCAAAGGACTCGCGAGCGGAATGCTCGCTAAGAGTGTTAATGATGCCGGATGGTCTAACTTTCTTTCCATGCTCGCGTACAAGGCTGAAAGCGCCGGGCGCGTGTTCGTGAAAGTTGATCCTCGCGGCACTAGTCAAACATGTATATGCGGCGCGGAAGTCCGCAAGACGCTGAATGATCGTTGGCATCTGTGTCTTAACTGCGGATTGTCTGCGGATCGTGATCATGTCAGTGCTCAAGTGATACTGTTAAGGGCTCGCGGTGAGCCTTCAGACGCTAACGTAGGTGTTTTAATACCAAGCGTTGTCTGAGAAGGTCAGATTGAACGGACTGACCGAAAACGTAGATCGCAAACCTTTGGTTGTAGTCGATCACGAGGCTCGTAATCGGTCTTGCTTCGTCAATAATAAGGTTGCTAACCATGAGTTGATGCTCCTAGCTGTAATGCCGTTTCTGAGCGTGTGTTACCGTCGCATAGCCCTGAACTACCTGTAGATCCGCGGAATAGCGCGATAGATTCGGACACAGTGTTTGCACTTATCCTTGCGGTTTCTTCCGACGAATCCCCACAACGCCGATCCAATAGCGCGGCGCAAGAATTGACCACAGAGCGTATCCGTGGGAACGTTCTGTCCGTAGATGGTTCGATCTTTGGCAATGTGGAGCTTCATTTGACTAACTGAATCTTCCCTTTTCGTGCATGAACTACATCAGACTTCTTAGCGAGTGCGATTGATTCCTCAAGTTGCTTTGCTAGTTCTTCAGGCGCACTTGTAAAGATAAATCCCCCTTCGGCCCGCTCCTGAAGCGCCCGCACGTGACTATCAACTTCCGCGAGAAACTCAATCCCCATACGCTCGAGCTCAGCAATGCGAATAATGTCTCGGTAGATACGTTTCACAAACAGATCCATTCCTGCCGGCGCGCGTGGATCGTAACTTACAAAGTCACACCAAAGCCTTCCGGTGCATGCCAAGCTGAACTGAATTTGGTCAATGAACTTCCCTGGAATTGAGTGCGTCAACAAAAGTTCGAAGTGGATAGCAGTTGTTCGGGCCTTTGCTTCGACTAACCCATCTGTGCCCACTAAGCGATCAGGACTGGCTCCTGCCATTGGAATGCTCGGATGGTGAAAGAAACCGCAGGGCTGAGCTTCGTTGCCCGTCATGAGCTCATAAGCAACGACAGCTTCAGGCTCAACCTGATTACCTCGTTGCATGTACCAATTGTTGTAACCATCGTAAGGAATGCCACTCAATCGCTCACAAATCAGTTCTGCGCGGTAATTGGATCGGGACGCGCCCCATCCTGCCTTCGTCCTAGCAAAAGCGTCTGAGGCGCGACTAGAGGTAAACCTGCCAAGCCGAGCGCGTTTCCAGTCTTCCGATCCTTGTTCAAGATTCATGGCGCACTCACGGCAGAACTCAACTATGAGTCCGTCTTCGTTTTCTTTGCAGCCGCAGTTGTTCACTTATCGTTGCCTTTCCCTTCGCGCTCGCAACCGCCCGTAATCATCGTGGTACTGCCACCATAGGTCTTCTAACTGATCAAGCGCAGACTTGGGCCAGCCGATTTCAAGGCAGTAGCCCAACCACTCCGCACATTGCCTGATAGCGCGACTAGTTCTCACGACCACTCTCCTTATTTCATCCAAGGATGCGCATCTTTCAACGTCTTCTCATCATCTCCGCGTCGCTTCTTGTCAAGCCACGCCAGCGCGTCGGTGTACTTTTCAGCCGGCAAGTCTCCAATTTTTCTTATGTCGTAGTTTTTGAGGAAATCCGCTTTACAGTTCTTGCCGACGCCCTCGATTACGCCTTGGAGCGTTGACACCTGAACGTCGCTGACGCGAGTAAATGCGTTTGATTTCTCTTGGCCTTGACTATTGAGTGCTCTAGCAAGAGTAGTTTCAGCGTGTTTGTATCTTCCAGAAGGAATGTCCTCAACTGACTTTATCTCTTGTTTGTAGGTATTGCTCATGTACTCCAAGGCTTTGTTTTGCGTGGCTTCGCTCAATCGGTCGAAGAGATCGCGGAGTATCTTCGCCTGGGGCTCACTGACTGTTGGTCTAATAGCGTTGCCGTCGTGATCATCCTTATCGACAAGTAGCGGGATATCCCAAATCATTGACGCGAGTTTACGGATGCCATATGAAGAGCCGCTCACAACCGCTTGCTGTTTCGTCATTACCCCAGAGCCGCCTTTTGGTCCCATGTTGTCAATTGGCATAGGGAGACGATAGCGGCGCCGATGACCACTCCGATGGATCACGTCACAGCAAACAACCATCATGTCCGCCATCGGACTTGGCTCACTATCCCACGTTTGAGTAAAACCATACTTCCGGCGAATCGGACGCAGCATTTCATCAATCTTTGGATAGCTAACGTTTCGGCTATTGCGCTCTGAATTCACTTTATCCCAAGCCAGTGCTCGCACTTCGCTTTGCGCTTCAATCATATCGGCATCAAAGGCCTTTTCTGCCTGACGATCTTCTAGTTGAATTTGGAGGTCAACCAGCACGCGCAACTTATCCGCGTCCACCTCTTTGTTGACGATCACCTTCTCAATCAGAGCGAGAAACTTATCCTGCTCTTGTGGGCGGTCAATAGCTAGTGTTTCTGAATTAGTTGACATTACATCTCACCTTCGTATTGAGATAGATCAACGCCAGCCAGTCTGCCGCAAGCCATCGCGAATTGATGATGCGCCGTAGACAGGGCTGAATAGCCGTCACTGATCTCACTGTAATTCCATAGTTCATGAGAACGCACCGCATACTCATTTGCGGCCCGTTGGTGCCACTCGAACATATGCTTGAATTGGTCTTTGTCAGTCGCCATTTGATTTACCTCTAATAGCCGATGCGCGATTCGCTACTATCTGCGCCGCATCTTGTTCGGAGTAGACTTCTGCTATGGGCCAGTGATCTTCGGATGTTATTAGCCATCGGGCGGGAAGGTTGGGTGTCTTTGCTTCTAAGCGTGTATAGCACCATTCTCCCCCGGCGATAGTTTTTGGAGTGACAGGATCATGACCGTTTGGACAAAGGCCCGCTTCCAGTTCGGTTCCGCAGAAGCATTCGACTGACCGCAGTTCCAATAGCGACTCAACCGCACGGCTTAAAGTCTCTGCTTTATCGAACCACGAACCGTCGCCCTCTTGCCCACTCTGATGCCATTCAACCGCAGCTTCGACAACGACGTCCATGCGACGTTGGCACTCGTCAACGACCGCGGTTTTCTCTCTTGGAGACTTCTCTGTGTCTGTTGCGGGCGGAGGCGCAAATCGCGGATCGGGAGTACACGTGCAGGAGCGCGAGTTGTCGTAAGTCTGACGATCCCCGTCAAAAGAATTCCACCGTTCGCAGCGTCGCAAGTCGTGATCAGTCGCACGATCTACAATCTCAGTCATTTCGCTGCCGCCTTCTGTGTCTTGATAATTCCCAACTGAGAATGCGCCTGTA